AAGGCCAGCTATTTTATGTTAACTTCTTCTGGGTGGTCTTTTTGTTATGCCCTTTTTTAAATCAGGAGCTTTAAAGAATCATTCATATTTTTTCTCAAAAGCTCTTGACTTTTATTAGCTGGTCTTTCCCTTAATGTAATGCCACATTTTAGTTTAAATCCGATTTCTGTTCGGGAATATACGATAATCCGTTCTACAAAGCACTTAAAAATCTCACTGTTAAAACTGTCCAACATATTTGCCTTTGTAGTAAAATGCAGGAGTTCATTGACTTCATTTAGGTGCTGTGTATCACAGTTCAAAAAGAGGGATAAAGATTCTTTTTGACGACGCAGTCGTTCAGCCTCCTGTAACAGTTCGTTATTGCTCTTATTGTAAACGGCAGGCTCAAGATAACCCTTGGTCATCAGGCCGACCAGCACATTTCGTTGTTCCATGTTTTCTTCAAGTTTTTTGTCTAGCTCTCGAATGCTTACAATGCTGTCATCGGTGTTAAGATTGCGCAGACCCGCAAGAAGCGGTTTAAGAATAATCTCATGTCCGAAGATGAGCTTGTTCATCATGGTGATGAAAGCATACTCAAAATGGAACTCAGGAATATATTTCATAGAGCATTTTTCTATTTCTGAAATATGAGTAGAACAGCACCAAGCGATTTTATGTTTGCCGCTTGAATGGATTCTGCGCTTAAATGTACCACCGCATTGATGGCAGATGATTCTCCCCGAAAAGAGGTAGCGATTCTGATACTTTTCATGTCGCTTTTTTACACCTTTTTCCTTGCTACGCTGTTTTATTACTTCTTGTGCGGCTTCAAAAATCTCATGACTTATGATAGGTTCATGATGATTCTTTACTAGATATCGATCCTTTTGACCGTAATTATGGTGGCGATTAAAGTGAGCATCAGTATAGGTCTTTTGGAAAATGGCATCACCAGTATATTTTTCATTGCTGACCATTCCTCGAATAGTTGTTGATGTCCATCGACCGCCCTTTTTGGTTGGTATATTACGGTGATTAAGTACATTGGCAATCTTATGGGTGCCTTTACCCGACAAAATTTCAGTGAAGATAAAACGAACAATTTCAGCCTGGGATTTGTTAATGACCACTCGTGAGCGAAAGAGTCTCTTGAATGGATTTATATAAACCACCTCCTCAAAAATGGGCATGAAAAAAGGACACCTTTCGATTGCCCTTTGCTTTCAAATTAATAACTTATGTTTTACTAATTAAAGTTCAACATAATATTCTTATTTAGATTTATAAGCTAATAAATGAGCTATGCGTAATCTCATCTCTTTTATTGCTAGTTCTTGGTTTTTATCATTTAACTGTTCTCGTTCCTGAATCAAAGATTCTAATAATTTTATCATATTTCTCTTTCCGGCTAGTCTACAAGCAAATTCATCAGCGCGCAATTCTTTATCCATTACTTTCCCTTCATTGATGCACTGATTTCTTATCTTTCCGATTTCATTAGATGGAACGGCATTTCCTTCTTCATAATCTCCATTATGGATATGACCTAACTCATGCCACAAAGCCGATAGATGAAATCTGCGTTGTTGAAATTTTCTGAGCACGGCACTGTTGATATATGCAACAGCACAATCTTTACCGCTTTCGTTTTTTGCCATAGTGACGCATAGTTCGCGGTGTCTTGCTTGCTTTACTGTTTCATCATCTAGAACAATAAAGAAACTAAAGTCTTTATCTTCGTGGTGACGGAATTCGCCAACAATGCTCCCTTGTGGAATATTCTTCTCACTAGACAAACATAAATAATACTTGCTTTCTTCTCTAGCCATTATTAACACCATATCCCCCAAATATTAAGTTACAGCTTAATCATAACAATATATACAAATGTTTACAACACTAAAAGCCCTCTTTCATCATAAACGCTCGATCCGCTACCACAATTCCTTATCGCCCTATCAAGAGCCATAATAGTGGCCACAGCGCCATCAATTCTCTCAGTTGATTTTTCTTTGTCAGGCTTAATGTTACCTGCAGGGTCAGTTCGAATAAAAATGTTGTCCATCATCCAGCGAAGTACAGGATGCCCACCATGCGCTATTTTCTGCTCCAGAGTAAGCTTCATTAGTTCCTTGGTAGGTGGACTCATGTCCTTAAACCCTTGTCCAAAAGGAACTACAGTAAAGCCAAGTCCCTCGAGGTTCTGCACCATCTGAACAGCACCCCAGCGGTCAAAGGCGATTTCTCTAATATTATATTTCGTGCCAAGTTCCTCAATAAAGGCTTCGATAAAACCGTAATGCACCACATTACCCTCAGTGGTTTCTAGGAATCCTTGCTTCTTCCATAGGTCATAATTAACATGATCTCTTCTCACGCGTAAATCAAGGTTATCCTCAGGTATCCAGAAAAATGGCATAATGCTGTACTTATCATCTTCATCAGCAGGTGGGAATACAAGAACAAAAGCCGTAATGTCCGTACTACTCGAAAGGTCAAGACCACCATAACAAATCTGTCCTTGTAATGCATCCGGGTCAACATCGAATGCGCATTTATCCCATTTATCCATTGGCATCCAGCGTACAGATTGTTTTACCCACTGATTCAGACGAAGTTGTCTGAAACTGTTTTCTTCAGCTGGGTTCTGTTTTGCGCTTTCACAGGCAGCTTTTACTTTATCAATGCCGACCGTGATTCCAAGAGAGGGATTTGCCTTCCTCCATACTTTAGGATCAGTCCAATCCTCGTCAGGGTCAGCGCCATAAATAACAGGATAGAAGGTAGGGTCGTGCTTTCTGCCCTTAATTATATCTAAGGCCTTTTGGTGTACTTCCCAACAGATGCTGTTTTGATTGTCACCTGCAGTTGTTATCAAAAAATATAGCGGCTGCATCCTTGCATCACCGCTACCTTTGGTCATAACATCATAAAGTTTTCTGTTAGGTTGAGTGTGGAGCTCATCAAAAACCACACCGTGGGTATTAAAACCATGTTTATTGCTAACATCAGCAGATAGTACTTGATAAACGCTACTTGTTGGCTTATAAATTAACCGCTTCATAGAGTCGAGGATTTTAACTCTTTTATTAAGGGCCGGACACATCCGAACCATATCCGCTGCTACGTTGAAAACAATGGATGCCTGATTCCTATCTGCAGCACAGCCATAAACTTCAGCCCGCTGTTCATTGTCACCACAGGTGAGAAGTAGGGCAATAGCTGCTGCAAGCTCAGATTTACCTTGCTTCTTTGGTATTTCTACATAAGCAGTATTAAATTGCCTATACCCATTCGGCTTTAAGATTCCAAACAAGTCCCGTACAATCTGCTCCTGCCAGTCAATAAGATCAAAAGGCTTCCCAGACCATGTTCCCTTTGTATGATTGAGTGCCTGTATAAAGGCAACAGCATAGTCGGCGGCAGTCTCGCTGTAGATTGAATCCTCGGCTTTGAACTTTGTTGGTGTATACTTCTTTAGTTTTCGTATTACTGACGCCTCCTTTCTGATGGCATAAAAAAAGACCTGATGTTAACCAAGTCTACAAAATCTATCTATACGAGAAACAGTACCGTTTCCGGCACTGCACTCAGTTGTTTTACTTTAATCCTATTTATTCTTCTCCGGTCAAGATAAAACGAAAGTAAGCAATTTTGTTTTCTGCAAGGTAGCAGGCTAATTCAATAAATCCTTTACGAAATGCAATCTCACGCACCTTGGGAATATCAAACATATTAGTTTCGCCAGAGTTCCTGATGTTTAATATCTGCTCCTTCACCTTATTATTCATCTTCTACGCCTTCCTTAGTAGAGTTCGTGACTAGCCTCTTCAAGCTTTCCAAATATTGATCGTGTGGTTTACAATTTCTTTATGCTATCCACACCATAGACAACACCGAGAGTAGAGCCATTGTCCCAATTAACAAAAACGGTACCAGTATCGTCAACAAAATTCACTGTTCCTTGGTCACCGGGCTTAAGTTTTGTGTATGGGTCATCCATGTTAACCAACTCTACACGACTGCCTCTGACATATTGTTTTCGGATACGTTCAACGGTTTCTCTTGATGGAAAGTTATTCATCGTGATCACCCTCCACTTTATTCGGAGTGCCATCCCTAAAAGCCGAGTTCCCAGAAAGATTTTTCATGAGCAGCTTTCTTGCAACTTTGAATTCCTCTCCGATAAAACCAAGCCTTAAAAGAAAAACCCGGAAAGCGTACTTCTCATTATCAACAGCTTTTTCTTTAGCTGTTACTCGTTTTTGCTTTTTTGCCAAGGAGCAAAGGCCTGCTACAAAGGCAGTGTAGGCTTCAACTTCGCCGCAGTCGTTTTTTAATTTAAACCAAGGAAACTTGATTGTAGTTTCGGTTCTTTCAATTGGTAAGGCTTCAGTGTCGACAGCTTTTTTGATTAACGTTGCTTTGCTTGCCACTATTTTATCTAGATTTGTTAAATGCTCCTCTGTGAAGCCCTCGATTGGTATTTCAACGGTAAGGAGATCATCCGGTTTAGTTTGTTCTTCCGATAGGGGAGAGTCGTATTCCATGCTGATAGCCTTAAGACCGTGAAGAACTTCCAGGTTATTGACTAGTTCTGAACTATCATCGCCTTTTAACATTCCGTTCTTATCGATGTAAAACTTCCCTACTACGTATCCGAACGTGGGTGCACCTTTGTAGTTTATAGGCTCTCCAGTTAATTCACTGATTGCTTGCACTAAGTTCTTGCGCTCTGAGCCTGTTACGTTGTAGTTTATTTTCATAATCACTACCACCTTTCTTTTTGGTAGTTACATATATCACTCTAAAGCTGTGAAATAGCAAGTCTTTTAGACATTATTCTTTTGCCAATTCACTATATTTGTACTTCGTACCATCTCTTAATAGAAACACACTATCTGAATCTCCGACTTGCTCAACATACCGCTTAACGATAACATCACAATACTTTTCATCAAGCTCAATGGTATAGCATATACGCTCCGTCTGCTCACAGGCCACGAGTGTGCTTCCAGAACCGCCGAAGGGATCAAGCACAATGCTATTAACCATACTACTGTTCAGAATAGGGTAGGCGATCAAAGGTACTGGCTTCATGGTAGGGTGATCAGCGTTTTTCTTTGGCTTCTCAAATTCCCAAATGGTCGTTTGCTTTCTGTCTGAGTACCAATTGTGTTTGCCAGCCTTCTTCCAACCAAACAGAACCGGCTCATGCTGCCACTGATACGGGGAGCGGCCTAACACCAGTGATTGCTTTTTCCATATACAAGTACCTGAAAGATAAAAACCAGCGTCTGAGAAAGCTTTTCTAAAATTCAAGCCCTCAGTGTCCGCATGGAACACATAAATAGAAGCATCCTTTGTCATCACTGCTTCCATGTTTTTAAATGCTGATAGAAGGAAAGTATAGAATGCTTCATCTGCCATATTGTCGTTTTTGAGTTTACCTGCTGAACCTTCGTAATTCACATTATAGGGTGGATCGGTTACAACAAGATTTGCTTGCTTTCCGTCCATCAAGACTGTAAAAGTGTCTATTTTGGTGCTGTCACCACAGATTAATCGATGATTTCCTAGGAGCCATAAATCTCCAAACTTTGTTACTGCCGGTTTTTTTAGTTCTTCATCTACATCGAAGTCATCGTCTTTTACATCTTCAATATCCCCCATTAACTTGCTTAATTCAGCTTCATCAAAACCTAGTACAGACAGATCAAAGTCGACTCCTTGAAGTTCTGATATCTCAACCGATAACATTTCCATATCCCAGCCGGCATTCATAGCAAGACGGTTGTCCGCAATTATGTATGCTCTCTTTTGGGCTTCGGTTAAGTGCTCCGCGAACACGCAAGGCACCTCTGTGATGCCTTCTTCCTTGGCAGCCAAGATTCTTCCATGGCCTGCAATAATGTTTAAATCCTTGTCTACGATTACTGGATTGACAAATCCAAATTCCCGAAGGGAGGCTCTCAATTGGAGTATTTGCTCCTTGCTATGAGTACGGGCATTCCGGGCATACGGCACCAGCTTGTCTATATTAACCTTTTCAAAACGTTCAGTTACATTCATGTACCTTTACCGTCCTTTCCTGCCCAATAAAAGGGCTTCCATAATATCGTCCTGAGGATTGCCAGTGAAGGCAGTCGTGCAGTTCTGTTTTACAATTTCGAACATTTCATACCAGAGCAGGTTAGCCTGTTTCTGAAACGACTGGCTCATCTGTACAAAGGGGCTTGCTATTGCTCCTCCTGTGGTAGGGTGTTTTCCTAATAGGCCGTAGGTGCTGATAGCTTCTTCACACTGGATGTACCGGGTAAAAGCCTGAGCATAGGCTTCAATTAATCGAGGGTTTACAAACTTCTCACATCCGCGATCTCGAAGCCAACACCATGTTTCTTTAAATAGTGCATCTGCTCCTAGTGGCTTCCCGTCTTTTTGTTTTGAGCGTAGGTATTCGCTAGGCTCGGGGATATCTTCACCGACAAGGTCATCATCTACTTCCAGGTCTTGAGCTTCTAAAATCTCGGGGTGAAGGTCAGGTACTTCTAATACCTTTGCTGTTTTTCCTTTTGTTATTTTATCTGCAAGAGGTTCCGGCTTATCGCCTGCGCGAATGCGCCTGCCGCCTCTGTAAGTTCCGTCCTTTGCCATGCGGCATCACCTCCTTTTGTTGTGTTTGGTTTAATACCCCCTTTGAACCGACATTTTTTTACGCGTGACCCCACGCCGCTGTCCGCTTTTAAGAGTCTTAGAGATTTGAACGCCCCCACCGGTCACCGCTTTCGACAGTAATTCTTGAGTGACAGGGTTTACAAAGTGCCATAAGATTACTTTTATCGTTTCCACCGCCTTTGGAGAGAGGGACAATGTGATGGACTTCTTCGGCCGGTGTGAGCCTGCCTTGCTTCTCACATTCCTCACAAAGAGGGTGAGATCTGATGTAACGGTCTCGAATACGCTTCCAGGAACGGCCATATCTTTTGTTAGAAGCAGGATCACGTTGGAACTGGTTGTAGTGTTTGTCCATTATTATTTGGTGCTTGGCACAGTATTGCTTACTTTCAGCAAGCCGACCGCAACCGGGATAAGCACAGGGACGCTTTGGTTTGTACGGCATGGATTCACCTCACTTTCAGGGCATAATAAAAGCCACCGCAGATTTCTCCGCGATGGCTTGGCGTTTTTTCATCTTCCTTATCAATTATAATTAAAGCATTTTTTGAAGCTCTCGTTCTATCACATAATCTCTCATCTTTCTACCAACAAAGGATAGAAATAATAAAACCCCGAATTACTTCGGGGCCAGGCCTGTTGTATTACGCTTCTATGAGAGGCTCACAGGATCTGTTAATTTATATTATGCTCAAGGTTATAAAAAATTAGCTCCTATATAATATATTCCACCAATTCTCCGGAAAACCACAAAAAGAAATCTTCACAAATGGATATTTTTTAATTAGGGTGTCAATTTTATTAATAAAATTGTTCCATACGACATTATCATCTATTACTTTATTCATAACAAAAATAAAAGTAAACAGTTGCTTTCCTGCTTTTGATAGATCAAGGTTGTTCCTTCTAAATAGCTCTTTATCTTTTTTAGATAATTTTGGCGTAAATGTAATATATCTGTTGTATATCCTACCTCTATGAGCACAAATATTCCTTAGCACGACGAAAGCTTGTAGCCAGTTTTCGATATATGTATATGGGATTGGTGAATAGAAGGTGGTACATATTTCTTTTTTTAATTCTTCATCTAAATTTTTAAAAAGTCTAGATAAACAACCAAACTGCATTATTTCAACGATTACCCACATTGGGAAATGACTGTTATATTTTTCCTTGTGATGTTTTATAAAAAGCTCATTCCGCTCGTTGCTTTCAATTAGTTGTCTTACTTCCTCATGGAATTCATCACAACGTTTTTCATCTGCAAAAGTAGATTTATCTAAATATCCTAAAGGACCATATTTTTTTGAATGATAATACCCAATGTATGTACGAAAAGATACTTCTATGTACTCTAGCGCATATAGAAGTACAGCCCGCAATTCTGCGTCAAAATTATAAATTTGCATTACTTGTTCAAAAGATACATTGTTATAGAATCTATCGTTTTTTCTGAGGGTCAAAGTATAGCCACTTAATCTATAGTAGTTAATATGGGCTAATATATTTGCCGCAGCTTTTTCATCATTAATAATCAGATTTTTTTGCTTGAGAATATCTATTTGTTCCGATATCGTTTTAAATGGTTTAATATCCATAATAACTCCAATATAGCAAAAGGCCCACCTTTTTATGCATTTAGTGTAAAAACACTATAGAGGCCTGGTGGGAACGATTACTTATAAACTATCACATTTTTTTGTCATTAACAAGACTTTTCTCAAAAAATTTTTACCTTTTGCTAATCAGATAGTTTTATTATGCTTACATCATACCTCATATGCTCAATATGTTTCAATGCCTTATCATGAATCCTAAATATGTGCTGCAGACTAAACCCCATGTCCACTGCAATCTGTTCCCATTTCTTGAAGCAAAGATATCTAAGCTCTAGTAATGTCTGGTACTCCGCATTTTTGATCGTTCTGATAACTTTGACGATTTCTCTCTTTAAATCAACTAGCTTATCAATGTCAGCGTTTATATTCTTTTTCCAGATCCACAATCTTTACAATAATACTTTCCATGGGGTGTTCATTTCTAGTGCTGCTGGATGGTACATCTATCAGTGTGGTAGTTGCTTTTGTTGCCAACTCCCGAAGTGACATAATCTGCTCAAGTTTACTGTTAATCCTTTGATCAATTCGGAAAGCCTGGCTTAAATACGCTTTAGCATCCAAAGGTATCACCTTCTTGTAGCCATGGATATCTCCCATGATAGTATTTGTTTGCTATATGCTCCTGTTTCGATTTATCCAAAGATACTATTCTTTCATAAACTTTTTTAATGTCATTTTTTAATTGTATTTTTGTTTTTATGAATGGGCACTCCTTGCCTTGGCAGGTATTTACTTTCAAAATCCTACACTTGTTTGCCCTATTAGCGTGACACATCTTACTCATCATACAACCTCCTCGTTTAGCTTGCGAATAAGCAACTCTGGGTCAACCTTTGTTAAGGCTGAAAATAAATCAGAACGAAAGAATCGCTCTAACTTTCTTTTTTCTGAATGGTCCTGCAGATGTTGTTGCTCCAGTTTTAAAGCTCTACGGTAATCCTTTACCGCAAGCAAGATAATAGCGTTCGCTAGCTTCTCATAAGGGTCCATAATGCACCTCCGATTTAATAAATTTGGTCTGTTAACTTAATAATAAAAATGAGACCTGAAACGCCTCTGGTATAATGGAAACTGCAAAACCACCATTACCTCCCAGAAAGGAGCGTTCAAGTCTCATGATTATTATACCATCTAGCGTAGT